CCTAAGGTTCTCAGATGCGGACGGTTCTTTCAACCCTGCAGCTTATTCAGCGGTCTATAATTTAAAGACCTTTGGTAAGACAGCAGGTAGTAAAAGTTGGCATGTCTATAAGCCTTCAAGAGTTAGAAATCTTGATGTTGCAGATAAAAATGATGCTGAGATATATGAAATTGCACAGCAACTTCAAAAAACTGTATCGAAAGGAGCAGCTAAACCTCAGTACGATAAGGCGCAACCAAAGGCTGACATTGTATAACCGAGTACTTTGATGAGTACACTTGGCTAGTGAGAGGGCGGTGAGGCGAGAGTTTAGCCGCCCTTATTTTTATGCGAGAATTTGAAAAATTTTTTACTGGATTACAAAGAGATTACGGATTCTGTAATGTAGACAAAGGCTATGTAGATCCAGACTCTGGTAAAATTAAATTTGACCCTGGTGATTACGGTTGGTCGAAAAGACATATAACTGCACAAGATTATCAAGATCAC